GCTAGGCGTGAACGAATGTCATGAGTGCCGGGAATTGTTGTGTGAGGAATATTAATGGCACTCACTATTATATTATACAGTATCTTTTTCTAAATGTAAACGGCAAATTTACCTAATTTCGTTTTTACTAAAAATGTTAAAAAAACAGCTATATTATGCCTGAAAATGCTGTATAATATAATAGGTAAGTATTATGAAATAATACTTAACGGGCAAATTAAGGAGATTTCATTTTCTAATAAATTAATAATTTAATAAACTAATAAATTAATGATTTAATAAATTAATAAGGCTGAAAATTTCATATCTATACTAATATTAGTATAGTACTATATATTATAAGCCTTATATATGAGCTCTAAAGTATTATATAATATTCTATATAAATATAAGACAAAGAGGCGCGCATGCGTACGCACGCGTATAAAGGAGATTATGACATGAAACCAGAAGTAAAATCCAATAAGTCAGCCGCCATCAGATGTCCACATTGCGGATGAGAATACCATCCTAGCGAAATCTACGTCGGCAATGAGCTCTGGGGCGTTCCAGATTCAGTGGTAAAGGATGCGTTGGGGAAAATCCTATATGAGGACTACGCCGACGGGGACGAACCACAATCGGTAGAGCATTTCGAATGCGAGAACTGCGGCAAGCCATTCGTCATAGAGGCCAATCTTAGCTTCAAGACCAAGAAAGAGGAAGAAGAGCTGGATTTCTCAGAACAATATGTCTCCCTATTGGACGACTAATCGTAATTAGGGAGTTTTCGTTTTTGTCGAAATTTGGGTGTTTTCGAATTTAGGGAGATTTCGTTATGGTAGAGATTACTGAAATTATGCCACCAGCGAAGGTCTCAGGACTTTCGTCTTTTTTGGTACGCTTCCAATTCAGACAAGAATTAGTGGATGCCTTGAAGACGATTCCAGGAGCATATTACCATAAGAAGCTACAGGTATGAGAAGTGCCTGCGAACCAAATTGCAGAAACACTTGATATTTTGACGTTTTTAGACCAGGTTAGTATAAACTTATACGACTACGAAAAAAGTGTCCCAGAACGCGAATATGGAGCTTCTGGAGGCATTCTGCTAAATGAGAATGAGATAAATTCATTTAAAGTCAGACCTTATGACCATCAGCTTGAGGCCATAAATTATGGGTTAGCGCATCCTAACTTCCTGCTATTGGATTCGATGGGTTTGGGGAAGACCAACGAAATCATCTGATTAGCGGAAACACTAAAGCGCAGAGGGCTCCTCGAACATTGCTTCATCATATGCGGGGTGGCTGGACTTAAGCAGAACTGGAAGAAGGAAATTCAGAAGTTTTCAACCGAATCTGTTTTAGTATTGGGAGAGAAGATTTCGAAGAACGGCAAGATTTCATATATGTCGATTCCAGAGCGCGCAAAACAACTAAAGGAACCTATTAGCGAATTCTTCGTCGTCACGAATGTCGAGACCCTCAGATCCGATCAGATCATCGAAGCTTTCAAAAAATCCACTAATAAGTTCGGGATGATCGCCGTAGATGAAGCGCATAGGGTCGCCACCAAAACGTCTCAGCAAGGCGCCAACTTGCTTAAGCTCGATGCGCAGTACAAAATCGCAGCTACAGGTACATTAATCACTAATTCGCCGATTAGCTGTTATGTTCCATTAGCCTGGACGGGTAATGACCATGCATCGCTCACGCAGTACAAAGCTCAGTACTGTGAATTCGGCGGATTCAACGGTTATCAAATAGTGGGATATCGAGGACTCGATCTGTTGAAAGACGAATTGGATTCCTGCTCACTAAGAAGAACATTAGACCAAGTAAGGGATATGCCACCTAAGACAGTCACATATGAACTACTAGAAATGGATGATGAACATCGTAAGTTTTACGATGCTATTAAAGATGGCGTAAAAGCGGAAGCCGATAAGATTGAGTTGAATTCGAATAACCTATTGGCATTGGCTACGAGATTACGTCAGGCATCTGTCTGCCCCAACATCCTGACATCCCAGAAGGTAAATTCCACTAAGATAGCTAGAGCCGTGGAATTGATCCAGGATCTGTGGGATCAAAAAGAGAAGGTTGTTGTGCTTTCCATATTCAAAGAATCTGTAGCAACATTATCCAGGGAGCTGCAGAACATCGGAATATTTCCACTAATAGCTACAGGTGATCTGCCAGATCAAGTTTGTTTCGACAATATGCAGAAGTTCCAAGACTCCCCTAATCCAGAGGTGTTTATCGGAACCTGAGCAAAAGCCGCTACTGGATTTACACTAAACGCAGCCCAATACATGATCTGTTTGGATACACCTTACACCGATGCACTCTTCAGTCAGGGTACAGATCGTATTTGGAGAATCACTAATGACAAACCGGCTTTCGTTACCGTATTAGCCTGTGAAGATTCCGTAGATGAGCGCGTTATGGAGATCGTCGAAACCAAAAAAGAACTAGGAGATTTCTTAGTAGACGGCAAAGTTTCTGATTCATTTAGGGATGAGCTTCTCAGCATCGTCAAGGGGGCCTAACCATGGGGTCAGAAAAACCACTAATTAGAAAAGATAAAGGAGAAAAGAGCGCGCGATGCACAGGCGTATGCGTACGCGAAGGGTCAGAATGGCAGCCGATCGATTCGGTAACATACAGGAATTTCACTATTCCACTGTTTGAGGATCCGTACGGCAGCCAGATACGATGCATGTGGAAAGGTCAATGAATCGAATTCGGTACGGACAACACCATGTACATCGATGACATAAAATCACTAATAGATGACGAATTAGATACAGTCTGCCGCTGGGAGGAGTACCCTGGCGCGAAACTTGCCTGATTCCAAAATGGTGATCATCGAGATTTGAAATTAGTGAACTGGGGAAGAATCCTGAAAGTCTACCTTGTGGAGGATCCAGATAAAGTGAATCTTACCGCATGTACATGTGAGTGCGTTTCCTTATTAAAATATATAATAGAACTGGAAAAGAAATAACTTCCAGTTTTCATTTACTTTGTGCGATCTTCATGTTATAATATAAATGAGACTCAGATGAGGGAAAGAAGGAAATGTGCACATATGCGAACAAAAATTATGAAAAAAATCCTAAAACAACTGTATGATATATTGTGAGGTGAACGAAATGAAAACTATTAAGAAAACTAATGCAACCAAAGGAGCACTTGCCAAGAAGTATAGAAACAACTTCATCAAGTCCCATAAAACTGCAAGATAAAAAGTTGGCGAATTGTCCAACTTTTTTATTTACAAAGTCCTCAATTCACGATATAATATTTATAGAATGAATGTGAGGAATTAAAAATGAAAGTAATGATCAATCAAAACGAATTCATCAACGTGTCCGGACACACCGGCAAAATGGAAGGCATCCCTTCCGTCAGCACCAACAAATTCTTGAATGAGAACTGCAAGAGGATGATGAATTCAGAAAACCCAGATTGTATTTGCAAATATTGCTACGTCGATAGGGTTACTGCAAGATATAAGGATTTAGAACCTTGCTTAACGCATAACACTGAGATTCTAACATCGAGAATTCTAACTCGTGACGAAATCAAGGCGTTTAGCAAATTCTTCCTAAATACGACGATCGTCAGATTCGAAAGCTTTGGAGATTTAAATAATGAAATTCAACTGATCAATTATATGAATCTCGCAAGACAATGCAAACATACCAAATTCGCATTGTTCACGAAGCACTTTAAAATCGTCCATGAGTTTTTCAGGAATGGAAACAAAATGCCAGACAATGTAACTCTTGTGTTGTCAAGTCCATTTATGGATTACCAACTCAACGATGCACTTGTCGCCACCTTCAAGAAATATCACAATAGGGTCATCACCTTTACTGTTACCAAAGACAAGCACAATAAAGGAATCAACTGTGGTAAGCGTAAATGTGTGGAATGTCGAAATTGTTATGATGCTCGATTCCCTCATAACGTAATTGAGTTGGTTAAATAACAAAGGTCCTTCAGGACCTTTTTTCATACATCGATCCGTAGAGAATCCAGGGGTACCCCCCCAAATTCGGCGAACACCACTTAATTAGTGGTTTTTTACCCCCGGGATGCCCGCCCCAAGGCGCGCGCATGCGTACGATCGGCGATCGGGGTTCCCGCATCGGTAAATTTAGTAAAATTAGTGGTTTTTCCGCAGCTGCATCGTACCCCAATGATGTTCAACATTCATGTGTGCACTAATATATAAAAAGAAACGCGCGAAAGTAGAAAAAACCTATTTACAGAATATCAGAATCATGGTATAATATTAATGTGAGTGAATGAAGGAGGAAATTAGTAATGTTCACGAATAAAGAAATCAAGGAGATGTTCCACAAACCTCTCATAGAAAAGTTCAAGGACCTAAAGACAAGCTATTCTTGCTATGGAATCACCAACACCGTCAAAGAAGTCTTGACTGAGGTCATCAAAGGAACTAAATACAATATCGAAGACTTTGAAATCAGAAACCCTTACAACAAACATTGGGTCGTCGAAATCATCTACAAGAAATGGGCGACCGTGATTGAGATTAGGGCAAAACGCCAAGTTTCCAAAAAGAGCTATTGGGGAAACGACTATTCCTACAAAGACTTCGAAGTCGACATCTTCGGATGGGACAAAGACTTCTGGGGTCAACTAGACGAAATCGACGTCAGCGTCGAAAGACGAATGAATTCAGAAGCCGAACAAGATCGCAAAGCCTATGAAGTCCTGACTTACGTTATGGAAAAGTTCGCCTTGAAAGACTACCAAGCGAGAGACCTTCTCAAGAGAGCGGTCGATAGGTATTACACCTTGCTTGGTAAGTAATCGCTAAATTATTAGATAAGGAGATCATCATGACGCCAACAGAAAAAGTAATATTCGATCAAGTGTTCAAGAACTTCCAAGAGACTTATCCAGAAGTCAAAGTAGAACATCCATATGACGATGAGTATATGATATTCGTCGTTAACGGAAATGCGATAGAC